GTCGTTTTTTCCCGTTCTGTCTATCTCGTTGAGAAGAGAGAGAGGTACTAGTGCTGCGAAGGGTACGTCTTGTCTGATGTACTCTGCGATTTTGAGGGGTAATTTGCTTACCGCCGTTACCTTCCATCACTGCTGTGTTAGCACCAGTGTAGCTTGTAGCTGTAGATGTGTCTTTTGGTACTGTAGAGTATGCAGTAGCAATAGTGAATGGGCTCAATGCTTCTTGGCCAGCTGTAACGCTGGTTGCGGCAGCAGAAGAATCAGTCAAACTCTGTGCATAACGTACACGCAGAGTATGGATCTGTCCAACTGGACCAGTCATTGGCTGAACACCAACCAACTCGTTAGCAATAACGGTTGGCATAACACGTCGAATCACGGGAAGAATCACGCGGTTCAATGTGGCAATGTTGCCTGAACTTGTAGAACCTGCAGATGCATTTTCTTTCAAGTACTTGCGTGTGTTCTCAAGGATCACACTCATGGAATTGCGACGGGTACCGTTCAAACCTTCGAGCAATGCTTCTTTGGTTTCGCCCCAGCGACTTTCTAACAATGGTTCTGACATTTAAGTCTCCTAAAAATTTAAATTACAGTCCAGCCAGACGCTTGAGGTCGATCACATTGCTGCGATCTTCTTGATCAACGTTTTGGGTAGGAACAGTCTTATCACCGGTAACTGAGGAAACATTTTCTGTGATCACTTTAGAAGCTTTCACAGAGCGGTCTTCCAACACTGCTGGTAGATACTTTTCGAATGCGTTTTTCAAACGATTTGTCTGGACGCTTTCGAGCAAATTACGCATGACATCGCGCTTTTCCTTGTTCAAGGGAGAAAGCAACATTTCCATCGTGCTGTCACGCTCGTTGGATTCTTTGATCATACGCAGTTCGCGTTCTTTACTCTCCACAACGACTTTCGCCTTTTGTGTGAGTTTGATGGCTTCCGCCAATTGCTGGTCCTTGCGGGACAATGCAGAGTATAACTTGCGGACTTCAGCTTTCTCATTCAAGTGAGTAGCACCAAATTCGCTTGCATACGCTTCAAAGATACGACGACCAAAATTGTTCTCGCGAGCAACTTTGATGTCTTCTTGCAATTGTGTAAGTTCAGCCTTCAAGTGACGGCTAACAGCTTGACTCATTTTGTCTGCACTTTCTTTTACGAAACGTGCTTTCAATCCTTCAAGTTTGGAGCGGGCTTCACGAACGAGGCGGACTTTTGTTTCCACTACGTCACGTTTGTCTGCGGCAAACTCCTGGATCTCACGAGCCAATGCATGCACCATGAAGTTTTCTAGCTTGGCTAAACCTTCTGTGTGCATTTTACGATCTTTACGCAATTCGCCAATTTCTTCTGCAAGTTTACTAACCAAGAAGCCGTTAAACTTCGTTGCTGATTCGTTCATCTTGTGTTGAAAACGGACGCGATCTTCGGCCAATGCTTGCTTTTCAGCAGCCACGGCTTGAATCTCTGCGGCGAGACCTTCTGTTACCATTTTGTCAAGGGCTTCCACCATTACTGACTTGTCGTGCTCGTAGCGTTGTGCAAACTCTTCTCTGAGTTCTACACGAGCCTGTTCACGAGCTTCATTTAGCTTGGTTTCCCAAGCTTCATTAATCTCCATGCGAGTTTCCTCGGTGATCAGGTCACTATCTAGCAATGGTTTGATAGCATCTAACATGCCTGGTTCTCCTTATATTTTGAGATCCCGGATGAGCTTTTTAACTTCATCCTTGAGGTATCTCTGCACTTTGTTGTTATGCCCAGATTCACGAGCCACTTCAAGCAATCTATGTCCGTACTTCATGTTCATGAGTCCTTCGTAAATTGCTTTGGGATAAGCATTCGGAGCACTGGGTTGTGCAACCACATCTATAGTGACAATTTCAAAGTCACTTACATGTCCTGTTCTGTCATCAACGTTGCCGCTTCCACGGCTTGATACACCTAGTCTAACACCAGATTGTAGCAACGTCTTGATCAATTCTCCCATTGGAGTTGGCAAAATTTTAAGTTTGCCACATCCTGCGTCTCCATCCATCCACATGCCTTCAACGCTGTGGCACACACGATCCAAGTTAATCTTCAAATCATCTGGGTGATCCACTTCACCTAAAACGGAGTTACCTTCTTTAATCTGTTGATTAATAGTATTAACTGCCTTAGATATCTCGTGTAAAGGATAGACACGTTCATTTGCATTGCGCTTGTTGCCTTCAATACAAATGCCTTTAAGATAGAGATTCTTACCTCCGCTGATATCAGCTTCCTCCAACACCTGAATGTTGGCCTGATTAAAGGTAAGTTGTTCTCTTAGCGTCTTCATTGCTTAGTTACGTGGTAGTGGGCTTCTAGCATTCACACCTGAGGCCTGTGTTTTAACAGGAGCAGGAGCTGCCGACTTAAATGCCTTCTTACCTGCATCTTGTGTAGGTGTCACGCCGAGTTCTTTGACTGTGTTTTTGTAAGCACTAGAGTCATGGTGTCCACCACCATCAGCACCTGTGTGTACTGGCTTGGCCATTGCACCACGTGCGCCTGAGTTGGCTGCTACTGTAGACTTTTTGTTTGTGTTGCCTTCTTCAGAAGTAACTGGCTTTGGGGCTGCTTTTAGTTCAAGAGCTTCCATCATGCCCATTTCTTCTGTGTCGTCCATTTCAATAGCGTCGCCGCCTTCGTCTGGACCCATCATGTCGCCGTTGCCGCCCATGTCGTCGTCACCCATTAGGTCTTCAAACTCAGCCATCAACTGGTCTAGTTTGTCTTCTAAATTCATGATGTCGTCTTTGGTAGCCGGCTCGTCGCCGCCAAATTCATCATTGTCCATTTCCATGTCTTTGGTAAAATCTTCGCCGTCTTCTTCTGCTTCGTCGTCAAACTCCGCATCAGATTCGTCGCCTTCGGCTTCCATGTTCATGTCAGATTCTTCTTCCATTTCCACGTCGTCGATTAGCTCATTACTAGCGTCGCCGCCCATGCCTTCGTCTAGGTCTTCGTCTGCGCCTTCTTCAATTTCTTCGGCTTCTTCAGCCATGATGTCTTCGTAGATCTGGCGGCTTTTTTCCACAACGATGTCGTGGAATAGTTCGCGAGCTTTTTGCTCGTCATCATTGATCACATATTCAATCAATTGTTCAAAACGGTTCATATGAAAAACTCCTATAGGTAAAGTGTAATGTTATTTACGCATAGGTAGAAATATAGGAGGTTTATGGCCACAAAACGACCATAAATTACCACTTTTGTGTAAGTTTTATTACATCGGTGGTGCGGCTGGAGGTGCGTATTGTTGACGAACTAGTTTGAGTTTTTCTTTGTACTCATATGTTCGTACATCGTTCATTTTGCGCAGTTTGTTCAACTGACGTAAGGTAAGGCGACTCTTGCGCAGGTCGCCAATTTGCGGTTGACTATTGTCTTGTGCTGTGTCCTGATATGCTTCAGGTTCTTTGTGCCAAAATTCTGTTAGTAACATGATACTATTTATACTGGAGGAGGCGTAGGCATACCGGCACCGCCCGGAGCAGGTGGTACAGCCGCACCCATACCAGGCATGCCGCCAGGACCTGCTGGTGCCATCATTCCAATATCTTCACCAGTTTGAATGTCAGTTTCTAGCGCACCTGGGGTGATACCAACTGAACGTAGATCCTGCCCCGTAGCAGGTTGCATTTCTGGTGAATCGCGTTCTTCACGCCACAACTCTTCGTTCTTCTTGATTTCGTCTTCTGTCAAGCCCAAGAAACGTTCTAACATAAAACGTTTGCTCATGTAAGGCAAAGGTTCCATGCTGGTAAATGCTTGAATCCGTGTGTTGTCCAGTTCACTTTGACGATAACTTGCAAAGTTTTGAGGTGCATTAAACTTGATGGTAAACAGGCTAGAGTCTATGTTAAACCCACGCCATTTCATGAACATCTTGAATTCGTCGTCTAGTTTTTGGCAGATCAATGCTTGTAAACGTTCGCAGTACTGGTTGAATCTGTATTCTTGTATCAGTGCTGTGCCCACTTTTCCGTCGTCAAATGTCTTGCCCGAGTCGTCTGGACCAGTGGGCAAATAGCTCGACGGCACACGCAAGCCACGGGCCATTTTGTTGTTAAAGTACTTTAAGTCGTCAATTTCGCCTAGGTTTTGGCCACCTGGCAGGGTGTCTACTGAGCTGCCACGACCGTCTGCTGTTTGTGGGAAAAAGTAGTCTTCGTTGATACTGAGTGGGTTGTAACTGGCATCCATCATGTTTTGTCCGCCGCCACTCACTGTAGGGATTCTACGCTGGTGCATTTCGTTTTTAATACGTTCTACAAACTGCATGGCCAAGTGACTGGGCATGTTGCCCACATCAATCTTGAAGATGCGTCGTTCAGGAGCACGGCTCACACGATAGATAAGAATTGAGTCTTCCAGCAGTTCTTTCTGCTTGAACACTTTGTAGATATTTTCTAAGATGCTTTTGCCAAACGGCCAAAACACATCAAGTCCTTCGTTCAGGCTCATGTGCACCACGTGCTTGGCATCCAAGCAAACTTCGTTCATGGCCTGCATGAATCTGCTGTTGCCCACACCGCCTCCGGTGCCGCCATTGGGCATGGTATAGTTGGCAGAACCTGAAACTGATCCTGTCACAGGGTTGGTCATGTAGTCTGTGGTGGTCTTGGCTGCCACAGTCATGTTTTGAAAGTTGGGATTGATGTCTCGAATCACGTACTGTTCAGGACGCTTGCCTTCTGATTCGTTCACAATCACACGAGCCACTTTGGTCATGTCCACCCACATCATTTCAAATGTTTCTGGATCACGCACAAAGATTTGATCGCCATACTTGATGGTATTACGGAACAGTTTGAAAATACGTTGATCTAGTTTGTT